ATCAATTTGGGTTTTGATTTTTGCGCCTATTCCTTTTACGATTCCAACCAATTCATCAAAATCTTTTTTGGCTTTGTTTTTGATTTCGCTCCAGTGCATTGCACATAAAACAATAATGGCAATCAGGGCTGCAAATGCGAGAACCACCAAGCCAATTGGTGAGGTTATGGCAGCAAATATAATGCTTGCAACCTCAAAGGCTGTTATCAAGCCCAAAACAACAGGCACAATTCCCATGATAATGCCCATCAAGATACCCAAGCCAACCACAACCGCCAAAACTCCTGCTGCAAGTTGAGGGTTTTTATCAACCCAATCAGCAATTTTGCCAACCCATTCAGCAACCGTTGTAAGCAAAGGCAATAAGGCTGTATTCATATCTTGTATGGCTTTATTCAGCTTGGTTTGAGGGTCTGCATCCATTCCCTTAACAGAATTGTTTAAGTTGTCTTGGTTGGCTTTTGCATCCCCTGCATTTTTCTTGTAATTCAGCATTGTATCAGTTATTTTTGAGCCTGTATCTTCCCACATTGTACCAAATAGCTGTACTCCAATTTTGTTTCTTAAAGTTGCGTTGTCAATGCCTGCAAGCTTGGTTGCAACCTCACCCATTGCAACTTTGGCACCGTCACCGCCTGCGGCAACAGCAGCGCCCCAATCTTGAAGGTTTTTTGTTGAAATGCCTGTGCCTTTTATTAAGCCTGCTGTTGTTTTGTCTACTCCTGCGCCAAATTCTGCAAGCCTTATTCTGCCTTCTTTGATTCCATCAAGCAGCTTATCAATATTCCATGATTTTGTATCAACCCCTGCTGCAAAGATGCCCTGAATCTCTGAAGCTGTATAGCCTGCTCTTGAAAGCTGCGCACCATATTCAGTGATTATATCCAATTGGTCAGGTGGGAAGCCCATTTTTAAAAGTGCATTCACCATGCCCATTGCATCTTCTTGGCTCATGTTCAAAGAGCCTGCCATTTCGTTGGTTTCCTGAATTAATTCAGTAAAATCAACGCCGCTGTATGCTTGAGTAATGGCAGCAGCACCTTTTACAATGGCTTCATTTTGGGCAACAGTTGCATCTTTGTTTAATGCAAATTGGCGCCTTACTCCTTCCATTGCAGCTTCAGCATCAACCCCATAAGCCTTGATTGAGTTTACAACCCCCTGCACTTTTGCCACTTGGTCAGGCGGTACATCAAAACCAATCTTTATTTGGGTTGTTTCATGCGTTGCTTCAAGGGCTTTGCCAATTACCTCTTTAATCCCCATGCCTGCTGCTGCTCCTGCAAGGGCATTCTGCAAGCCTTCGCCTATATCCTTGAAGGATTTCCTTGCTCCTTCGCTTGTGCCTTGTGCTGTGGTTTCAAAGTGCCTTAATCTACCTTCAGTTGAAATAATTTCACGCTGAAAGGCTCTAAATTCTTGCTCTCCAATATCTCCACGCTCAAATTGTTGCTGCACTTGCCCTTCAACGCTGCGCAAATGCTGCAAGCGTTGGCTTGTATTCTCAATTTGTCTGTTTAAAAGGGTTTGTTGCTGCGCTAAAAGTTCGGTGCTTTGAGGGTTAAACCTTAAAAGCCTGTTTACATCTGATAATTCGCTGCCAATCTGTCTGCTTTCTTGGTTTATCGCTTTTAAAGATTCGCTTAAATCTGTGGTATCGCCGCCAATTTCAACCGTAATACCTTTTATTCTATCAGCCATTATTCCACCCCTTTCATTCGCAATCTATTTCTTTCAAATACTGAATTTTTCCCCTCAAATCAGCAATATCTTTGATAATGTCATTATTTAAATCGGTACGGTTCTCACAAGCAGCATTCCAAACCAATTCAATTGCAAGAAGTAAGTTTTCTGTTGAGGGTTTCAATATTTTCAGCCCCTTTTAAAAGCTGTCAAAATCATTTTGGCTTGCTTTCCTTTTTCTTTCACTGGAAGGCTTGCTTTGCTCAATCCATTCATCAACGTAATCAAGGCACATTCCAATTTCCATCAATTCCAAATCAAGCAAAGTAAGTTTGCATTTATAGCAAAGCACTTGATACAATTCTGTGCTTATTTCTTCGCCGCCTTGCTTATCGGTGTCTTTTTTTTTGATGATTGCAAAGTTGCCATTATTAAATCTTGCATTTCAGGAAAAATTTCTGCTATTGGAAATTCGTCAAATTCCCCCAACCACTCCAAAGGTTCGGGAATGGTTGGGTCTGCTGTTTTTGCCATTATCCATGCCATATTATAAAAAACCTCAAAATCTAAACTCTCAAGGTCTTCAGGCTGTAAGTTTTCTTTCTTACCCATTTCAGCAATTGGCAGCATTTTAAAAATTTCTTTGAAATAATCCTTACCAAATTGCACTTTGTACCGTAAAGGAATTGCACCATTAGTTTTAAACCTTATTTTTTGCCCATCAATAGTAAGTGTTTTTTCCATTTGAGAAGCTTCTCCTTTTTAAACCGTTCCTGTTGGTGCAGGGTCATAAACTGTACCATACCAAGCTGTATAAATTGCATCAGGTGTATCTGAAGTTGTTGAACGCTTTACAATTCCATCATAGGTTCTTGGCGCTGCAACCAATTTTAATTCTTGGGTTTTCGGTTCGGCTGATTCGGTTTTGGTTGCGCTGCTCAAGCCTGCCCTGTTCACTGTGCAATTATATAAAACGTGCCTTGTTGCTCTAACATCACCATCAAACTCAAACATAAATGCAATCTTGTTTGGCTTGTTGTTGCTGTTTTCAGTCAAAACTGAATCAGTTGCATCAAGCGTTTCGCCCAAAACGTCAATTCTAAACTCTCTTGAAATGTTGGCAATCGTCAAAGTTGCTTCATATCCTTGGTTTGATACAGTTGTATAGTAAAGCACATCATCAGCGTAAAAATCGTTTGTATCTCCTTTTGGGTCAAGCGCCAACTCTGTTGAGCCTTTCAAAGATACAGGGGTTGCATAAGTGTAAGTGCCATCATCATTTTCAGTTACAACAGAATAATGAGCGTTTTTTAAACCAAATACCACTTTATTTTCAGGCATTAAACTAACCTCACTTCATAAATTTTTTGATACATATTTTCGCTTTCAATAAAAGTTTCTGTTGTTGCAAAAGGTATTTCATTTGCATTGAGAACCATTTCAACAGTGCTTTCAGCCAAAAGGTCTTTTTTATCTGTATATAATTCAATTTGCACATTTTGCATTGGAAAATACGTTGTATTATCGGCTGAAAAATTTGTTGAATAGGTGCAAAGATAAACAATGAAAGGGGTACTAGGCAAAGGGTTGTTTTCTGATTCAATGAAAGAATGATAAGCAACAGGAAAGCCTGTTAAATCAAGAACGCTCTTTAATTCCTCAAGATTCATTTTGTATTGCCCTTTCTACTCTGTTTAAATATTCCCTAACAGCTTTATCTTCAGCAGGCGCAAAATGAGGAAAGGCTCTTGTTCTGCCGCCGCCCCTCTTAGCGTGTCCATGTTCCAACAAATGCGTTAATTGATATTCAACATTATGAACAATGTATTTTGTTTTATTTTTGCCGCCTGTTTTCTTTACCTTAAAGCTTCTTTCATAGGTTCCAGTAAGGTGAGGTGCATCATAAGCAATATCTTTTTTACACTGATTGGCAACATCTTTTTTTGCTTTTTCAATTTCTTCTTGAACGCTTTGCACATATCCACTTAATTGCCTGTTCAATTCAGCAGCCAAATCATTTGGGTTTGTTGGCACCTGTTTTCACCTCACAATACAACTCAATGAATCCATCAACCCTTTGAAATGTTTTATAAATGCTGTACCTTTTTTCTTGGTATTCGAGAAGCTTCTCATTTCCATAAGCATCAGCATCAACAACAAGCATTAAATCAGGCTTATATCCTGCTTGCCCTGCTGTTGAAAATTCGGCTCTTGTGATTGAAAACTTGCTGCAAAATACCATAAATGTTTTTTCACTTGCAATAAAGTTGCCAATTGCATCTTGGGTTGTAGTTACAGAAATTAAATTGCAAATATCATCTAAAGAAATATTTGTATGGTTTCCAATGCTAGACTTCAGGAAGGGCATTTTGCTTTGCAATCCTTTCCTCAATAATTCTGTTTCTTAATCGGTGCTGAATGTTATTTGCAAGGGGTGCATCCTCTTGGCGCTTTCTATATGTCCAAGCTGCATAATCAGCAACAAGCATTGAATCCCCTGAATCATTCAAATCAAGCTTAATTCCTCTTTTATTGATTTCTTTAATGCTGCCCTCAATCAGTTTAATAAAATAGGCATCACGCAAATTGTGCGTAATGCCTAAATCAATCTTTAGCAGGATTAAAACAGTTTCCAATTACTGTTCCCTTTTGGTTCTTGCTCTTGCAGCCGCTTTTGATTGCAAAGCAGCTTCTTCAGCTTCAGCAGCAGCAGGGTTTGTTTGTTCTGCTCTTGCAGCAGCAGCTTGGGCAGCTTGTTGGCTCTGCTGATTCGTTTGATTGCTTTGCTGATTGTTCATTTGGTTGCTCATTTGCTGTTGTTGTGATTGGCTCATTTGATTGTAAGCTTCTGAAGCGCCTGCTGCTTGCCCTGTTTGTGTAGCAAGCCCCTCAAGGTGCTGCTGCCCACTTTGGACATTGCCTTGGCGAATAGATGCGCCTGTTTGTTGATTCATTTGCTGATTGCCTGAAGCTTGTTGGCTTTCTTGTGCAACTTGCCCTGCTGCAACCGCTTCAGTGCTGTTGTCATGATGCGCCTGAATGCCTGTTTGATAGTTCATAGCTTCAAAAGCAGCTTCGGCAGCCTGCGCTTGAGATAAAGGAACCACTTTACCATTAACAACAGTTTTTGCTTCGGCTGCTTGTCTAGCTTGAGAATGTGCTTGAGCAACATTTTCAGCATTTGCTTGAGCCGCTTTTTCGCCTGCCGCTTCAGCCTTCGCTGTTTCAGCAGCTTGAGAATCGGCAGCAGCAATATAACCGCCCATTTCAAGTTCACTTGTTCTTTTAGCATCTTGGCTTTCATAGGTGGAACCAATCCCATAAGTTTTGCCAGTTTCTTTATCACGAAAATTGCGCACCGTTACAAATTGATTATTCATTTTCAAATCATCCTTTCAATTTTAGAATTATGCTACTGCTGTAATTGTCACAAGTACAAAAGCATCAGCTTTTGTTGGCTTCCCATCAAATCTGCCTTTTCCTCTAAATGCCATTTGGTCTTCAACAAATCGCACTTGGTCGCTGCTATCAACAGCAATATTTTCACGCTCTACAAGTGTGTACATTTGGAAATCACCATAAAGCACTTCGTCTTCTGCCATGCTGTTGTTGAAAACAACTCTGATTCCTAAAATGTCAGGGCGAGTTAAGTTTGGAAGGCGCCCAACAACATTGCCATTTCCATCAACATTAATTGAAAACTCAAGGAAGTGATTGTAATAAGTGCTGCGCTTCATAACAGCAACAACTTCCCCAACAGAATCAAGCCCTGTATCAATTAAGCCAATTGGTTTGACAAACTCAACAAGTGCAGCATTTCCTGCAACAGATACTTGATTGGCAACAGGAATTGAAGGAATAATGCCTGTTGGTTGTTTGCCTGCTGCGCCTGTACCATTAAGAATGGCAATATCAAGCGCCAAAGCAATGGCTCTTGCAATCTTTTGTGCAATATAAGTATCAAGATTAATCACACTATCTTGTAATAAATAGTTGTCAACAAAAGTAATCTTACCAACCTTGAAGCCATCAAAATCAATGGTTGCAAGTGTACCAACATCACCAACAGGCAATGCTGCATTTTGCTCAACCCAAGATGCAGGGGTTGTATCGGTATCAATAATGATTCGTGCGGTTCCCTTGATTCTGATTTTGTCAACTAAAGGGTAAAGGGTTGAATAATCGCCTAAAATTTCCATGATACGATTTACAACCACTTCAGGAATGGTTAATTCGCCGCCAGTAACAGCCCTCAAGTTTTTAAATTTATCATAGAAATCAACAACATCAGAACGCTTATAGTATTCGCCTGTTTTTAATAATTCTCTCACTTCTAAACGGTTCACCATGCCTTCATTTGCCCCTTTGCTTCGTGTTTGTTGTTGCTGCTTTGTCTTGTCGGCTCTTTCTTGCACATCTTCCAATTCCGTTTCAAGTGCAGCAATTTCATCCTCAACAGTTTTCTTTTCAGCTTCATTGTCAGTAATCTCTTTTTCAATGCCAGTAATTTCTGTTTCTAATAAATTCAAATCTTCTTCAGTTGCAGCTTCTCCAAGCGCTGTTTGAGTTTCTTCGCTGCGCTTGAGAATATCAGCAGCTTTTGTTTCAATATCCTTCAACTTTTGGCGCTTAATTTCAAGCGCTTTTTGTATTTTTAATTGCTTTAGCATTTACCCAATCGCTCCAATCTCTTTTGTAAGTCTGCCTTTTTGGTTTGCAGCTTTCTTTCTTGCAAGTCTGTAATTTGTGCTGCTCTTGCTGAAATGCTTGTATTTTCGTATGCAGGAAAAGTTACAACGCTGATTTCGTGCAAATCAATTTCATTTAATCTAAATCGGTATGCGCCGCTTGCCAGTTCTTCAAGGTCTTCATCTAAAATATTGAATCCAAAAGAAGCTTGGTCAACATCACCACGCTGAACCAAAGTATATAAGTCTTGGGCATATTGGGTTTTTGGCAGCTTAACAGTTCCGTAAAGTCCTTTTTCATCAGTCTTTATTTCTAGTGTGCCGCTTTTGTTGCGCCCTAAAACATATTGAGTATTATGATTCCAAAGCGCCCTTATATCATTGCCCAAAGTGTTATCAAATGCACCCTTGGTTATGATTTCATAAACTCCATCAAACAATTCTGTTTCATTTTCATAAAGGGCAAAATATCCTTCAACAATAAAATTATCAGGTGTTTCTTGTAAGCTTCGCACTTCAAATTTTGTTGTTAATTCCCTTTTATTCATTGCTTGGGGTTGTCTGTGCGTTTGGGTCTGTTTGGTTGTTTTGGTTGTTTGCATTGTTGTTTGGCTCACCTCCTTTCAGTTTGGCTTGGTTCCCTACTTGGTCAAGCGGTATATAATTTTCTAGTACAACAAATTCATCTAATCCCTCAACAGGGCTGAAATCAAAATAGTTTCTGCCTTCATTTCTGTTTATCATGCCTGCATTAACCATTTCTTTAACGTGTCCTGTCAATTCAGCCAAATCATATTGCATTAAGCTTTTTGGATTAAATTTAAAATACCAATTGGTTGCATATACAATTTTTTTACTCAATTCCTGCTCAATCACTTTTGCAATTGGCATTATCACACTGGAAATAAAGTTGTTGTATTCGTCTTTTGAGAAGGTTCCCACTCCAAGCATATAAGCAGGCACCCCAAAAGCAGCAGCAACCGCTTTTTTATCAAGCTGCAAACCGTCTTGTATTGCCAAATCTGTAAGGCTCAAAGGTCTGATTTCTTTTACATCAATTTCGCTTGCAGGCACAATCCAAGGCTCTCCTGCTGTGGTATCTCCAACATAAGAGTTAAGTATTTTTTCTCTTTCCTCTTTTATCTGCATCCCTTCAGCATCACTTTCAACCTTGATTATTAAGCTTGGGCGCCATTTGGATTGCAAGAAGCCTGTTTTGGTTGTGTTCGCCTGTACAATATTTGCAATGGCATCTTTCACAATTGGTACAAAGCCATTGCCCTTGTAAGGTAATTCATCATCAGGAATTAAAACAAAATGCAAAACTTCATCAGGGTCAAAAGTTTGAAGCTTGTACTTGATTGAGTAAGTTTCTTCATTCCCTGTATAAGATACTTGGCTTGCATCCCAAATAATAATATTGTCAAGCAGCCCATCCACCACAACAGGCAAGCAAACGCTGTTGCCATTGGTCAACATATCGCAAACAACCCTGTAAATGAAATTCTTTCTTGTCATATGATGATTGGGATAAACATCAATTTTTTTTGACATTGCATTTTTTAGGCGAATATCTCCTGTTTCACCGTTTTGCATCAGCATTATTGTCATGCTGCTTACCAAATCAGCAATTTTATGAATGCACTTTCTAACTTCTTCATTTTTCGTTACTGGAATAAAGCCTGAAGGCAAAAGAATGTTTTCTGTATTTTCGCCTGAAAGCCAAACAGCAACAGGGTCATATTGGCGCTTTTTGAGAAGCTTCTCTTTTCGCTTGAATAGGTTCATTAATTCACCCCCTAAAACCAATCTTTAATTTTGTTGTTTCTATCTCTTGAAATAATCGCTTCTTTTATTGCAACAACCGTTGCATCAAATAAATCTATCCTGAAGTTATCGCCCACTTTTTCAAAGCGCACCCTTTCTTCAGCATCTTCAGTTGCTTTTACATTGGAAATGCAATACTCAAATGCTTTGCTTTCCAAATAGCAAAATTGTTTTGCCTTAATTTTTCTTTCCAACTCTCTAAAGGCTTCAGACTTTTTCCAAAACTGTTGCCCTGCTTCAACCATTTTGAACCTTTGCTTTTCCATGCTCTTCACAAAATCCCTTGAATTATATTTATCAAAAGCAACCGCCTTGATTTTAAACCCAAGCTGTCGCATTTGCAGGAACCACTTCACAACTTCTTCATAATCAACTAATTCGCTGTTGGTCATTGTCAACCAACCTTTTTCCATCCACCAAAAAAAAGGTATGTTGTCCTCTTCGGCTTTGGCTCTTGCTTGGGTTATTGGTATAAAGCCATGAGTAATGGCAATATCAATTTCATTGTATCTTCCTGTAAGGGCTGCGCCTGTCAAGTCAAACATCTTTGATAAATCGGCGCCGCCAAACCATTGTATTGGCAGCTTTGCCAAAGCGCTTAAAGGTATTGGCTTATCTTCAGGCAACTTTAAGAGCCTGCACAATTCCTTTTGAGAAGCTTCTTGGCTTGTCTGTACTTCAGCAATATCAAAATAGGCACTCATTGTATTGGTGTAAATGTTCAAACTCTTATTCAAAAATTCGCTTCGTGCGCTTGGGTCATTTTGCGCCTGCAAAGCTTCAGCCATTATGTCAACAGCCCTTATTGTTACTTCATAATTTGGGTTGGCTTTTTCATGCTCAATTGGATTGGTGTAATCATCAGCATTATCTGCCTTGGTTATGAAAATAAAATATTGTTCGTCTTCAACTTCCTTGGCAAGAACCTTTTGGCAATACTGTAAACGCTGATAGCAAAAGCTGTTCATGTTGCTGCCTGCTGTTGTAATTCCTATGAGAAGCTTATTTATATAAGCTTTCATGGCTTGTTTATAAACAAAATACTCATTGGCATTTTTATAAGCATGGATTTCATCAAGAATAATAATATTTGCATTCAAGCCATCAGCCTTTTTTGCATCTGAAGCAAGCGCCTGAATTTTTATTGCCCCTGTCTTCCTGCCTTCGCCATCATAAAAACTTCTGTTTATAGAATGCTCACTATTGTTATCAAGCACCCTGAAATTTTGCTTTTCGCCCATTGCTTCGAGGTTCTCTAAAATGTTGTTGAATGCTTCAAGCGCTCTATCAAGTTTTGTTGCAATGATATAAAGAACGCTGTAAAAGTTTCTTTCCAGTAAGGAAAGCGCCCAAGCCAAAGCTGAAGCAAAAAAGGTTTTGCTGTTCTTTCTTGGCAAGAAAATAAAGGCTTCTTTGTACTTCCTCTCATTGGTTCCTGCCAAATAAATAGCAGCGACATTATAAATAATGAACCGCTGCCATGTTTCCAAAATATATGGTTGTCCTTTTGCTGTTCCCTTGATATGAACAAAGGTTTTTTCAATGATGCCTATACAAAATTCAGCATCCCTTGCCCTTAACTCATATCTTTCATCTTCCAAATCATCCAAGAACCGTTGTGCTGCCTGTTTCAACTCTTTGCAAGCAACTTTTTTGCCGCTTAAAATATCATTGCAATAAGTCAAAACCTCTTTAAAGTGCTTATGTTCCAAAGTTATTCAGCGCCATTTCCAGTTTGCTTTGCTTTTGCTGCGGCTTATCATCCTTAGTAAGCTTTTTCAAGCCTTGAGGTGTTAAGCCCAATGCTGTTGCATAGGTCAAAATATCTTTTCTCAAAGATTCCATTGAGCCAATAAGAGGATGCTTTTTTTTGTTGTCTGCATATCCAGTTTCTTCAACAACAGTAAACTTTGATTTCTTGAATTGCTTTTCTAGTTGTTCGTATTGGTCAACCAATCCGCAATAAATCTTAATGCTTATATCAAATTCAGGCTTATAAATTCCCAAATTCTGCATATGCTCTTTTACTTGCATTTCAAGCCTTGTTGCCATGTTCCCACCTCCAAAAAAAGTTTTGAAATATTGGCTTGGTTGGATTTCCCA